GGATCGCTTATATATAATATATATAAATCTTAAATTTAGGGCACACCTATTGTATGCAACGCTAGTATTTTTATTTAGCGTAGTCTTAAAATTAATGGCTAATCTATTAATTACTATTGTAAATTGACTAAATTTACGAATTAAACCTAAAATCTCAACGAGGTTCAAACGCCGAGAAGTATTAACCTAACGCACATTACGTTTCCACGGGAAATCAACTAGGTCACGGGCGTCCTTTACTTAGACTAAACGAATCTTGTCGTTTTAGTAAAGGTTTCACCTACCACCGGATTGTGTCATGTGCGGAAGCTTCGAGACAGTTTACGAAATCGCCTCTTCTCTTAGTCTCATCCAGACTTTTCACCTTGAATTAACTCGGTTATTGTCTTTCAGAAGAGAAGTTTTAACTATTCGCTAGTGCTCTACACACTTCTACAGTTATTTTTATAGCGCTACTGTAAGCCGGCTAGTTTATACACCCTAAGACAGAGTGTTCGTACAACGTGTAACAAATGGTGGTCCTAATAGCCCACAAAAACTGAAATCATCACCTACAGCTCTATAAAATAAAGCTTTGGTTGTTTCAGCCTCTGTCAGTATATTGACCGAAACCATGTTTCGTTGCACTAAATCCTGAACGCCTATGACTGGAATAGATCCGCCGGCATTCGGAAGAAGAGGATACCTTGAATAATGAGGCACCTGAAATTCGAAAGTTCCTTCGAGATTACGGGGCATGTATACATCAGCTGCGGTTCTAGTTTCATCGATGACAGTGTTGTCTTCTTGAACTGGACCTTTATCAGCTTCAGTAACTCCGTTCTCGGGAATTAATCGAATACGCGCCGCGTAAACTTTGTTTTCAAACGGTGCGATTTTAAATCTAAAACTACCTCTATAGTAAGCATAAATATAACTATAATACGAATATAAATCTATATTAACCATAGTAGCTTGTGCTGCTATAGGTTTTGGTGTCTTATAACTATTAATCCTATATAAATTATTGTTTTTAGTTGTAGTTTTGATATTAGAGTAAATTAAATGAAATCGTTTCAAAATTTGTCTTAACGATGTTACTTTTTCACCAACAGTTAAGGCGGAGCTAGTAAAAGATGTTCCAGAAGGTTGTCTCATACTTGATTCTCCGACCTCACCTGTCTTCTGTATCATTTCTGGGGACACCGGTGTCGATTCACCAACATTGACTTGGGCCACTCCGCGAATCACTCTTGAAAGAGTGCTCTTGGCCTGTGGCGCAGTCCTTAATGTTGGATAAACCTTCGGTTGTCGTGGCATCGATAATTCGAAATCAGATGCTCCAGAAACTTCTACAAGAGCAGAAATAGTATCAGAAACAGTGTTCGTTGCACGGAGTTCATTAAGAACAAGAACGTACAAGCGTCCAACTGAATATTGATAATCCTTCTGTGGTGCTGTTATGTCCGCACTCGTAAGCTTCCATGGTTGTACCGATACAAACGGAACATTGAATGTCACGTCAGTGTCTGATCTTAAATCGATCACGGAGCTGTAGGAAGCATTGGGATCAGCATCGGCTGGTAATTTGTCCTCATTTGAGTAATCACCAGGAACGAATAGAATCCTAACACGACCAGAATGGAACTTTGTTTTGACAAATTTGAAATGAAAGTTAATGCCTCCACGCCACATTGTAAATGGAGTAGAGACATAAGCTAAATGACTAGGAGCTACACTTGTATCGTTAAGTTTAATACTAAATACAGCTGGAGCGATAGGTGTTACATATAACACGTCACCCGCTTTGTTATTAGCAGTCCAACTGAACCGTTTTATAAAGCAAGGTGTACGTGCTACGTGAGCAATAGTCATCTCATCAATATCAGTACGAGTGAGAGCTGGATTAATTTCCAATTCATTGATCGCACTAATACCTAGAGAATGGCTCATATCAACTCCATCTGCATTGGCCATAAATCTACTACCAGTTAACTTATTTAAATGTGGTGCCTCTACAGTTGTAGGTTTCGACCACCCGAAATGTTTTGCAACATCTCGAATAGTGTTAGAAACCCACAATGCAGGACGCGCATAATTACTAACTAAGGGAACGTCTTGTAGGGGGGCCAACACTGATGATACACTAGCCGCAGCCGAGCTTATGACTCCTGAACCAGCTGAATCCTGAATTGCTTCAGTACCAACTTGAGCAGTTGCTGCGATAGGCATAGCAGTGGGATACTTAATTTTAATATTCTTAAAGTTAATCCATAAAGTAATATCTACAATACCACCCGAGACAGTGTCTACAAGTGGAGAATATACTACTACCTTAAATCTACCTATATGACCAACACCATTAGTCAGATCGCTAAACAAGTACGGTGAATAGTAAGGTATACACATAGTTGCCTCAGTACAAGTGGATAAATCCAAATCTACACGAGGCGAACCAGTGAGTGGTACCAAACTAGCATCGTCAATGTTATCGCGATCGTCATAATATTTTTGTCGATCAGCTCCCAAATATTTATATCCAGGAATGTAAACTAATAATAAACGCCCAGCTTGAAAAGGTTGAGCGTTGACTTGTAATTTTAATTCTACATCAGCTCTGAAACCGTAGAAACGTTCGCATTTCGCTTTATACATCGAGTTGTTCATAATCGGATCTAATGGAAGGTCAAGTGCAATAAGCGTTTTTCCAGCATTATCCGTTGCTTGCCATTCAACATTAGAAATGTTAATTGGACGTTGTAAAAAATCGATAATAGAGTGATTGCGACCGTCATCTACAGAAGTCAGATATGACATATCTAAATCTAATGGGTCTGTGTAAATACTAGTGGAGGGGGTCATACCTTCAGAAGAGAAAGTAAGGATCTGTTGTTGTTCATGTGTCATGTTTGTTTCTTGAAAATTTGCAGGTGAGTTTCTGACCTATTTGACCACCTAATCAAAATAGGACATTCGGACTAATCTAGATTTTGTGGGGCTGCCAACGGCCATCTTGATAAGTAAAGTTAAATAACTAAGCCTTAAATTACTAAATGCATTAAATTAATTTTTATAGTCCTAACATTATAACTTAAAGATCAAATTAGTAATTAACCTCAAAATCTCCGCCAAGTTCCTCATTTCTGAGTTTCAATAGCGTGGTTGATCTTGAGTCCGGGTTAAATTCAATTCCAGTACCACGGGTTAAATCGAGACCAAGATTTATCATCTTAGATCTCCATTTAGAATCCGTGGATTTGTCATGCATAGCCAGTTCGGTTAATCCTCCGCTGATTGTGTCAACACAGATACGTAAAGGTAGTTGGTTACCAACACGTACCCAGTTAGGTGCATCCAAAATAACATCGATGTCAATTGGAGCAACCCACAATCCTACGAAGTCTTCAAACCTAAATTTCCTTTTTAAAAATGAAACTTCTTCGAGAGTTCGTGCTTTAACACATTCTCCCGTTTTAGCTTCATCAGTCATAGTCATTTCCAGGTTGCGTTTCAAAATCGGGGTGAGAGTTTCTTGATTGTAAACATCAATAACCTCTGGTCGTATATTCATTATGAAGTCATCACCATAAAAAATAGACGAAGTATGCTCAAAAAACGAGTTCATTGTAGCATACGACGTGCCATTCATTATGTCTAGCCAAGAGTCAGCAAGACAACAATGGTTTACGATACTGTTCAGTATAGCAGTCGCAGGGCATCCAGATGGAATACCGTTACGAACGTAATATATCAGAGCAGCACCAGAAACATTTTTATGGTTGGATATGTGCAGATGGTTAATGCACTCGACTCCAATTTTCATCAAAAATTGTTCAAATTCATCGTAAGTCAGTTCGTGTCCATTTATAATGTTGCGTTCTTCGTGAACTATAGCGTCCCAGTTTCTCATAAACCAGTCAACCATAATTTTCACGGCAACTTCAACATATTGTACCGGGAGTGTGCCGTCAAAGTTAGAGTAATCTCCAGCAATGACATGTTTTCCATTTTTCTTCAAACGTTTCGCGAGTAAATCCCACTCTGGTGACATTGGATTAATGCCTACAGCAATAGAATTTTGCACGCGATTACGCATAGAATGAGCAATAAAAGGTAAAAAGTATTGTCGGAAGAGAATTGTGTAGTGTAGTGGGCAAGCGGTGAATAATCGAGTTTTACCTACGTTGGCTTTCGCGATCGGGATTTTGGCATCTTTCAATGTATCAATCCAGATAATGCGAGGCCTAACGTTATCGATCATGCACTGGGCAAGCTCATCAACATCAGCCATCAATTCTCTACATGCTTCGTTGTTTAAATCGTAGTCCATTCCATCGCCAAACCATTTTGTCTTTCCACTTTTTCCAGCTTTCTCATACGTATATGGGTAACCGGGAGCAGTCTGACGATTAATGGCGTTGACGAATGGGTCTCCATTTATTCCGATGATGGCTTGTTCACGCGTAAGCGGAAGCTTGTAGTGAGCAGGTGAGTTAATATATTCACGTTGATAAAATACACTCATTGCTTCATATACAGCTTCAACTCTGTCTTGGGGGACATACGGGCGAACAACACCATACTTGTTCCGTTGTAAAGTCATTGGGTCAATAGTAATTCCGTCGTCATTAGTAAATTCACGTAAATATCCAGGTTTATTAGGGCTTTCAATCAGTTTTCCATAGGCAGGAGATTTCTGGAGAGCGGTTTTTACACTTCCCATAATCCGTCTACCTGGTTCAGTTCCATAAATCAAAAATGTTCCGTTGTCTTTTAAAATGTCGGGGTCCACAGTTAAAGGTACAATTTCGTGTCCATACTGACTAATTGGTTGAAAATGTTTCATCAACCGGTCAATAATTTGTCGTGTTAGCGCTACAGATATTCCTTTGTTCATATGTGTGATTCCAGCAATATGCATACCCATAATCTTCGATGTTATAGCGGCATTGGATGCGATTAAAATCGATCCGCAGTCGCCAAAGAAGGTTACAGCATGATATGTGTAAGAACCACGATTATGTACTACAACATTCGCTTCAGGCACCGTGCTTTCAACAAGGTGATCTTCAGGGGTTGCTGTAGATAACCAAAAGATTTCTCTGTAGTAGTTAATTCCAGTTTTCTTGTCACGTTCAGATGCACCTTGATATCTTGCCAAAATAGCAGGAGAATCAGATACACGAGCCAGATCAGTTTCGTCAATGATATGTTTATAAGCCTGTGCAAAACCGCCTACATTTGTTGGTAGTTGTACTATAGCAATATCTCTATGAGCATCACGGATGTGATTCTCTTCTGTCAAAATAACAGAGCATGGTATTAAAGGAGATATACTATTACTACAATTTTCCAATACAAAGAAGCAGTTTTCTTGTCCATAAGTTTCCACATAATGTTCCATTACTGATAGGAAGTGTTTCGGTATCATACCTAATCGACCACCTAACATAAATATTTGTCCAAATCCACGGCGTTTTTCACCTTCGTCAGTCCTTAACACGACTGTGAAACGGAATAAATTCCTGTACACAACATCGCGCGCGATAACTATAGAACCTTTATCTTGTTCTGGTAGAGATCGTTGAGCATCGATAGGTGAGCAGTTATTACATCCGTTGCAAGCAGTTCGTGTTTGTATTTCCATTTCCGGTTCCTTGGGCTCGATTTTGGCAAAAGCGGGTAATAGATTTTGCGCAGCTACAATAGTATTTTTCTTTATTGTAACGCGATTATCATATACCGGGGCCTGTGCTCCAATTCGAGTAACCGTTTGTCGTTGTCGGGGGCGTGCATCATATGTTGGTCCATGTCCTACAATTCGAGTGTTATTCCTACGTTGTGTAACAGCATTGTCATATACCTTTGCATGTGAGTCGATTAGTCGCTTCAATTCAGGATTCTTAATGATAGATGGTAAAGTAACGTTAAGTTGCTTTGTCATTTCATAAAGATCAGCAGTTTTAAATCCTTGATAGAAGCGAGTCAACAGACACACACAATTTGTATTGTGCAATTGAGCCACGTTCGTAAGTTTGTCCAATAATTCTGGGTCATTACAACAATCGCATGTATTACAATCACAGTCTGCAACTTGGTTGATAATATCAGCCATATCAGCTACAGATAGATCATGGTTGTTAGATACACGTTGATTGCCATAAAGAGAAATAGCATATTTATTAATCATGTCCTTTCCTTTTTCCATACGTTTCACATAACATAAGCAAGCAGAGTTCCATTTTACGTTCAATTGTGTCATAGCCGCATTTTTACATAGACGACAATTTTGACAGCCTTTCTCAAAGCAAGCGTTAGCTTCACTTACAAGTTGAGCCATTTCATCATCGTCAGATATATATTTTGGCATAATCTTTCCTTTTACATAGTCTCCCAGAGCGAAAGATGCTTTCACACACATATATGTGCTAAACACCGATAACCCTACGAGAACTGCCTGTTTAACAAATTGCCAATATTTTCCAAAAAATCCAGATAGTGTTTCCATAATTCCGTGAGATGCGTTATTTAAATATTGTTTAATTTGACGTGTGTGATATAATAGGTATTCCCATGAAGGTTGTTCCCATAAATCACGAGCACGTGGTACGAGTCCTGTGTAATCCAAAAGTTTTTCCATTGTTCGTTTCGTTTTTCGCATTAGAGCCATTAATATTGTGTCGTCGTCACCGTGCACGTATTTCCTAAGACAATGATTTGTCACAAGAAAACCTGCAGTATGTCCGGCTACGACACGCGCCACATTTCCAACTTCAGCTTGAGCTTCAATTGGAAATTCGACGATATCTTCTGGTTCATATACGGGGTTCCTGTAAGCGTCCAAATAATTTGTAAAGTCCATATGTTGATTAAATCGGGAAGCCATTTTGTTTGAGCATTCTTCAGTCACTTGAGCGTATGTCATGTCCGTTTGTATAGTGCGTCCGTCAAAAGCTGAAAACTTCGTAAATCTGTAGATGTTTAAGTTGTTACTAACAGATGTTCCTACTAATTTTCTAGCTTCAGCACGAGCTTTCACTGCATTCAATTTGTAGCGTTCATTTCCGTTTGAGTCCGTGTAATATTCCCTGTATTCCTCAGCAATGTCAACATTATATGCAAAATCGATACGACGTTGCACAGCTTCTGGTGAGTTCAAAGATTCAGTCTTAATACGATCTAAATTAGATGTGAGTAACACACATTTAGGGTTCGCAAAAGTGTTGTTCTTTTCTTCAACAGAAGCCATATGTAACATAACTGGGAAAGCGTTTCCAAGTCGTATAATTTCAAATAATTCGGGGTTCGGTTTTAATACATTGTCTTTAATTTGAAAAGCGTCGTCGTAAATGATGTATTCTTGATCGGTATATCCATCCCAATATTCAGTTTCTGGTACACGTCCGTAGATATTCTTCTGAAAATCAGCTGGAATATCTCCGAATACGCGCATCATATCCATCATAAAGGGGTAAGACATACCTGTTTTTCCCATACCAGATTTACCACAAAACCATACTATCAAAGGTTCAGGTCGAAGAGCTTGTTTAAGAGCTCCAGACTTGATAGCCTCATCAGCAAGTTGTTTAGTAGCTGGTAGGAGAGAACGAATCAAGTTTAAATTAGCGGGTGATAATTTCAATTGTGTACATTCTTTGATCAATCTGACACCTCGTGGATATAACTTCGAAGCGGCTAAAACAGTTCCGGGATCACGTTTGATCTCATTCCTATTTGCCAATTCTAAGTATTTCTCCACTTCGGAAGCCCAATCGAGCACATCCTGCAACATGTCGGTGTTATTAAATCGGTTGTGTTTTTTCAGAATTTTTTCTTCCATAAATGTGTACATCTGCTTAACAACTACATCGAGTTTACTCCACATAGATTCGAGTCCAGAAATTGCTTTCGGGAATCTATCTAAACGTGTAACAAATTCATCAATAGTGTTCTTTCCTGGCAATTGTTTCACAAAAAGACAAAACATAGTTAATGATAATGCCTTGAGTATTAACAAATGCGAGCCAGATTCGATTTGAGCTATCGGTGCCACAAAGTATGCTCTAATTGAAGTTACTAATTGAGTAACTAAACTAGAAGCAATACCTGCAGAGCCTAAAGCGCCAAAAACATTCACAATTAAATCCTGTAAGTCCATTTTCCGTACTGAAAATCTATATAAATTGTAGATTGTTGTTATTAAAGCTACAATTTTACGTTGATAATCAGCAACTGTTTCCTGTAATTTATCCGAAATAGTGTTAGTTAAATCTGCAAACATATTTAATGATTTATTTATTGCTTGTTCTAAATTATTGTCTACTGTTACGTTATGGTTAAATGTTATTCCTACTTGAGCTTGAGCTGTTAATCGAGATACGTATAAGCTATTCAAGTACTGCAAAGTTTCACTACTGCCTGACTCAGTTATATCGGCGTCTGTAGTGAAGTTCATTGAAGTAATGTAAAAAGCAAATATCATATCTATCATAGAGTTCCTAATAAACGGGTTCATAGTATTTTGTTTAATTAATTGTACATATGTTCGAAATTCGGCATTCAAAATGATATTGTTTGCAACAGCGGTGTTCTTAAATTGGTCCATTGTGTATTTGCGTGGTAATAGCAATGCGGTCATGGTCACTGAATTACTGATAGTCTTAACTTTAAGAAAATCGCGAATTAGTGAGCAGTAACGGGGCATATTTATGTACCGAGAAAGTGCGGGGTTGTTTAAAATCGTAGCCAATGATGCGTTTATTAAACGTAAAGATATTGCCATAGAGAAAAATTGATCATCTTTATTGAAAATGTGACCTTTCGCAATGGAAATAGCTTTTAAGAATACAAAGAAACAATCTCTAATAGATGATTGAGTCTTCAAATTCTTCATCAAAAAATCCAAATATAGCGTCAAGTAAGCAATGTTTCCGTCCAGCTGAGCAATACGGCTGGGACGAGAAACACCGTTAGTTGATGTGTTAAATTCCGTTATATACGCCAAAACTTGTTTCCTCAAAGTATTCTCTGGAATCATTTCGTTAGCTTTAGTCATAATGTAAACATTGTCCATGTTGCTAAGAGCAGATTGAGAGATTTGAGGGACAAATCGTGGTGGTTCCATTGTTTGAACATCGCGTCTCTTTAGCTGATCAATTTCAGGAATAGAGAGTTGAATGTTCAACTGGGGGAGCATCTTTGAAAAAGCTTCTGACATTTTGAATAGTTCGATAAGTGTCAAATGCGTAAATCAAAAACAAACAAGATAGATAACTTTTCTTATTTACGATACCGCAAAGGAAGAAAAGAGTAAATATCACTAATAAAATTTTGGGTAGGAAAAATCCTAATAAACTGCGAAGATTTGTGCAAACCAGTAAAATTACTGTACGAGCTCCGACTAAGGACGTACGCAGTATCCTTTTATAATCAATAATTTCTTAATATCTAAATTGTTGGAGTTTATAATTTGGGGGGGGGGTTGCTAAGTTTTAAACCGCGAGCTAGGTTCTTCTCGTTTTATACCGGAGGTAGGTAAGTCAACTCGTTTTATACCGGAGGTAGGTAGCTGATTGTCTCGCGCAAGCGGGCGGAATGTCAACTCGTTTTAAACCGGAGGTAGGTTGTGTCAACTCGTTTTAGATCGGAGGTAGATCGCGTCAACTCGTTTTAGATCGGAGGTAGATCGTGTCAACTCGTTTTAATTCGGAGGTAGAATGAGGAGATAACTTTCGTTTTTCTTCCTTAGGATCTTACGGGTCTAAGGTTTCAGGTTATTCCTTAAAAGCGCAAGAAATTGTATAGAATACAAGTTTATA